CATGGATCAGGACGAGGATATGAGCGGTTATGCGCTGGACGAGAGTGGGTTGTTTGGCGAAACCGAATCCCCAGAGCCGCCTACGGCTGAAGCGCCGATTGAGAAGCCGGCGCTGGCGGATGTCGTGCCAGAGGCCAATAGCGAAATCGAAGACCGCATTAAAGCAGTCGAGAACCAGTTGGCTGCCGCGAAAGAGCGGGCCGTTGAACCCGCGCCCGCGATGCCCGGCGAATCGCCAGGCATGGCCCCGGAAATGAGCGAATGGGAGCAATTCAAAGCCGACTACCCCGATATTGCATCGCCGGTCGAGAAAATGCTGACGATGCGGGAACAGACCCGCGATCAGCAGATGGCCGCGATGCACGCCCGGATTTTCGAGGAGGCGATGGACGCCGCTCGCCCGACCTGGCGTGATCTGCGCGACGATCCGGGGTTTGGTGCGTGGCTGGAGGCCAACCCGGAGCAACAGGCGGCGGCGCAAACCCCTGGAGTCCGCGCGGCGCTGAAAGTCCTGGACGCCTACGAGTCCGGCAAGAAAGCCAGCGACGTGACCGCCCAGCGACAGGAGCGGCTGGCCGGCGCGGTAGCGACCCCCGCTAAAAGCAGTCGCGCGCCGGCGCTCAGCGATACGCTGGACGGCTGGGCCGCCGATTAGATTTTGAGTTGAAGTAAAGAGTTGGACTGTCGAGAGACAGACCGTTCGTTTTTACCGCCGTGAGGCGGAATGCAGTGTGAGGTATTTGAGTCATGGCCGTTACGACCTATGGTGACATTTCCCAGCGGACCGCCAACTGGGCGGTCAAAACCATGCTGGAACACGCGCGCCCGGTGCTGGTGCTGAATCAGTTTGGCCGCACCTACCCCATCCCCAAGAATAAGGCCGAGCGGGCGAAATTCCGCCGCCCGGTGCCGTTCGCGGCAGCGATGACCCCACTGGTGGAGGGGGTGACGCCGACCAGCCACAAGATTTCGTATGAAGATGTCGAGGTGCTGCTCCAGCAGTACGGTGATATTTACGAGATCAGCGACAAAATTCAGGACCTCGCTGAGGACCCGGTGCTGGCCAATGCGGTCATGCTGGCCGGGGAGCAAGCGGCGGAAACCGAAGAAATGCTGCTGTGGGGCATCATCAAGGCGGGAACCAACAAGTTCTATACCAATGGCACGCAGCGCACCGATGTGAATACGGTCTGGGCGCTGACCGACCAGCGGGCCGTCGTGCGGTCGCTGCGGACCAATCGCGCCCGCCCGGTCACGCAGATGCTGGGCGGTTCGCCGGACAGCAACACGACCCCGGTGGAGGGCGGGTACATTGCGTTTGCCCATACTGATTTTGAACACGATCTCCGCCAGGTGGCCGGGACGGCGTTCACTCCGGTGGCGCAGTACGGGAGCCGGAAACCGCTGTGCCCGGAAGAAATTGGTAGCGTTGAAAACGTCCGCTACATCCTGTCCCCGTTACTGGAGCCGTACCCCGATGCCGGCGACACCAAGGGCAGCATGAAATCCACCAGTGGCGCAAAAGCCGATGTGTACCCGATCATCTACATCAGCCAGGAGTACTACGCGACCTGCCCGCTGGCCGGGAAGGGGATGATCAAACCGACCGTGCTCAACCCTGGCACGCCCAGTAAATCGGACCCGTTGGGTCAGCGCGGGTACGTGGGATGGAAGACCTGGTGGGCCGGCTGCATCCTCAATGAGGCATGGGGCGCGTGCTTGGAAGCGGCGGTCACGGCGATCTAATTCGATTCCCTGTTTTGCGCCGGTGGAGAGCCGGCGCTTGGAGATTTTGTCATGAGTGTGAATTTGTCTGATTCCCCCTACGCTTACCTGCGGTCTCTGCTCGGTACGCGCAGCCACGGCAAAGCCGGGCTGGCGATCCACGGCGCAAATCTGGAGAACGTCCAGACCACCGCCGGCATTGATTTTTCGATTGACGGGGTTGTGTATTCGTTTGGGCTGGCTGGCGAGATTGACCTGTCGGCGCTGACGGTGATTGACCCCGATACCGGCGACACCACTACGATTTCGGCTCAGGCCGATGACACCGACCGCATCTATCTGTTGGCGCTGACCAGCGCGGGCGCGGTGCGGATTATTCAGGGCGTCGCGGTAGAGACCGGCGAGACCTGCTATTGCCCGCAGTGCCCGGTGACCCTGGCGCCGTTTGGGGCGGTCAAGGTCGAGAACAATTCGGGCGCCGCCTTTACGTTTGGCACAACCTCGCTGGGCGCAGCGGGGATTACCGATAGCTATTACGACCTCTGTGTCACTCCGGTTTCGCTGTAAGGATTATTGCCATGCCCAATTACACCTCTCTGGCGGCTACTAACACCGTCATCCGCAACACCACCGCGAACCGCTGTTTCGGCAAGGCCGGGCTGGCGATCCACGGCGCGAACGTCGAAAACGTCCAGACCGTCGCCGCCGTGGATTATTCCATCGCCGGCGTGATGTACCAACTGGCCATCACCGCCGAGATTGACCTGTCGGCCCTGAGCTGCATCACCGAAACGGGCGCAGCGGATACGCTCACGGCTCAGGCCAAAAACACCGACCGGGCGTATTTGTTGGTCCTGAATGCGGCGGGCACCGTCAAAGTCATTCAGGGTACGGCGGTCGCGACGGCGGGGACCTGCGTGGTGCCGGGGTGCCCGGATGGCTATGCGCCGTTGGGGGTCATCAAAGTAGTGAACGGGAATACCGCGACGTTTACTCTGGGCACGACCAATTTTACGGCAGCCGCCGTCACGGCGACCTATTACGACGTGTCGCTGGCCCCGGCGAGCGTTTAAGGAGGGCTAATGCCCAACTATACGAGTCTCGCTACCACGACGACCGTGATCCGTCATGCAACGGCCAATCGCGCCTGGAGTAAGGGCAAGATCGCCAAACATGCCACCAATCACGAAAACGTCAAAACAACGGCGGCGGTTAATTTCTCCATTGCCGGGGTGACGTATCAAAAGGGCGCGACCGGCGAGTTTGACCTGTCGGCCCTGAGCTGCATCACCGAAACGGGCGCAGCGGATACGCTCACGGCTCAGGCCACGGCGACCGACCGGGCGTATTTGTTGGTCCTGAATGCGGCGGGCACCGCCAAAATCATTCAGGGTACGGCGGTGGCGACGGGCGGAACCTGTGTCTGTCCGGGCTGCCCGGAGAGTTACGCGCCGTTTGCGGCCCTCAAAGTCGCCAACGCCAGCGGTAGTAATTTTACGCTGGGCACCACGGCGCTCAACGCCGCCAACGTCACCACGACCTACGTGGATGTGTCGCTGGCCCCGGCCACTCTGTAATCCCACTCCCGCCCTGCGCCTCATCGCCCAGGGCGGGACGAGGCCCTGCTGATGACGATTCGGATTGGATTTGACGCGACCGCCACCCATAAGCTGGTGTCCGTGACGGCGGCGGAAGCGGTTGCGCTGTACCCCGGCAACAACGACAAACTGCCCTGGCCGATCACTATACGGGCTAAACCAGGCGCCGGCGGAACGTTGTTGGTGGAGTATCAGGTTGAGCCGAATGACGACTGGACCGCCTGGCCGGACGGCACCGTGGCGGTAGCAACTGTGGCGGTCATGGCTGGCCCGATGTACGCATTGCGGTTTACCGCCGCTGCGGCTACGGGCACGATCGCACTAAATCATGACTAATTTTGGAGGTTCCATGGCAACATCACAAACTGTACCGACTGCGCCCGACAAGGGCGTGCTGCTCAATGCCCGGCCCGACGTGGACGAAAGGGACCCTCATGAGGTGCTGCGCAAAGCGCCCAAGGTGAAGATCAAGATCCATCGTACCGGGGCGGGGCCGGAAAGCGATGACGTGTATGTCGGCGTGAACGGCGTCGGGTTCCAGATCAAACGCGGCGTCGAGGTCGAAGTGCCGGAGCCGGTCATGAAAAATCTGGAAGACGCGATTCAGACCGTGTACCACAAGGCCGTTGTGGACGGGAAAGAAGTGCTGGTGCCCAGTCAGGTCCCGGCCTATCCCTTTACCCGGCTGAATTGAGCATCCCTCATGGCCGTCTATGCGCTGGAGGTCATCGCTGCGGCTCGCGACCGGCTGGACGATTACGGCGGTGATACCGGCACGACGCCAGCGGGGTACTATGCCTACTGGCAATACAGCGATGCCGGGTGTTTATGGCGCAATACTGAACTCACCCGGTATCTGCACCAGACCCTGCGTGACCTGGGCCAGCGGCAGCCGCTGCTGGACGATACCCGCGCCCGGTATACGATGACGCTGGTGGCGGGAACGCGCCAGTATGCGGTGCCAGCAGAGATTGTTCGGATTGAATCCGTGATCCGCGCCTCGGACGGTGAACCGCTCGCCAAAGCGACCGTGCCTGAAATGCAAGCGGTCGCCAAATGGCATCGCCATCAGCGCGAACTGCTGGCGGATGACTGGCGCTCCAGCGCGGACAACTACCCGACGCATTATCTGCTGGATGAGAAACACGGGTATTTGACGGTCTACCCGACGCCCTCCGCCGATTACCTGGATACGCTCTATCTGGTGGTCCGGCGCACCTTTTTGACCGAGGTAGACTGGACGACGCTGGCGCATCAATCCACCACCGGCGCGGAGTTACTCACGTCGGCGGGTTGGACGGTGGGCACGGGCTGGGCGGAGTCGCCCGACGATACGTTCACCCACAGCAGCGGCACAGCGGCCCTGAGCCATTCCGCCACGATCACCGCCAGCACGGCCTATCGGTTGACGCTGACCGTGACCGGGTGCACGGCGGGCAGTTGCACCGTCGCCGTAGGCGGCCAGACCGTGACCGGCATCACTGCCAGCAGTACGTTGACCCTGACCGCGACCACGACCGGCGCGTTCACAGTGACGCCGACCACGGATTTCAACGGCGTCTGCGCGTTCAGCCTGCTGGCCGTGGCGGCACTGACCGCTCTTGCGGATATTCCCGATCATGCGTTTGACGCGCTGGTTGCCGGGGTGTGTGCGCGAGCCTATCTCAAGCGCGATGCGGACACTCATTCGCCGCAACTGGCGGCGCAGTGCGAAGCGGAATTCACCCGCTATGCCGGCCCGCCGCGCAGCTTCCTGAATCAGGAGGCGGACGCCCGCTGGGCGGATAACCCGGAAGCGATCACGCCCCGGACCTGGCTGGCACGGTGAGCGTGGCAAATGGAGAAATGGACATGAAAAAGATTATTAGTTTGTTCTGCCGTAACTATGACGGAGACCGTCTGGTTAAAGATGAAATTGCCCATGGAGCGGAATGGGTAATTGCTGGAGAAGGTAAGGCAACGCGCAAATGGGACGGAACATGTTGCATGGTACGCAATGGGCGGTTGTTTAAGCGTTATGAAGTACATCCTGGCAAGACCCCGCCTGTTTATTTTGAGCCGGCAAATACCGTTGATGAAATCACAGGGAAGCAACAAGGATGGCGTCCTGTTAGCGATGGGCCAGAAGACAAGTATCACCGGGAAGCATTTACTGGAACTGAGCCAAATGGTACGTATGAATTATGCGGCCCAAAGATACAAAGCAATGTCGAAAATTTCGACAGGCATGTTTTAATTCCCCATGGAACGCATCCAGTAGATGCGCCGCGCACATTTGGCGAATTGCGTAAATGGTTGGAGACGGCGGGCATTGAAGGAGTTGTATGGCATCACGATGATGGGCGCATGGTGAAAATCAAGGCAAAAGATTTTGGATTGCGCCGTAGTTAAAGATTGCCACGGAAATTTTAAATTTGCATTTGACGGAGCAGTCCCATGCAACGATCCCTGCACGACTATCTGACGGGCGGCCCAGTACGCGGCCCTGGCACCCCGACCAGTGACAGCATCCTGGCGCGGCTCTCGAACGGCGAGTACGTCCTGCCCAAGGTGGCCGTGGATCAGGTCGGTGTCGAGAATCTGGAGGCGATCCGGCGCGCGGCACTGGCGAAGACGCCCAAGCTGGCGCTGGGCGGGCCGATTTCGGGCGGGCTGAATTTCCAGAGCGAAGAACCCACGTCTACCACGTTTTATCCATCCGGCCTCCCAACAGCATCCGCCCCCTCGTTCGGTGATGCGATTGGCGGTACAAATACCGGGATCAAACTGGGCGGTTCTCCAGCCGCAACGCCGCCCGGTTCACTGAACTCGTATGGCAACGACATGTCACTGGCCAACCGGATGAATGCCGGGGCTGAGGCGATGCGCACGATGCGCGAAGGTTCTGCCGCGCCACCCGCCAAGCCCGCTGATGATTTTGCGACGACCCTGGCCAAGGCCCTGCAAGCCAACGACCCCGCGAAACAGGCCGATGAGGCGCGAAAGGCCGCGCAAGCCAAGGCCGATCCGCTGGACGTGGCAAGTGGACGGTTTGACCGGGAGTATGCGCCGGGGATGGCGGCGGGCGGGTTGATCAGTCAAAAACAGTGGGAAGGGTTGCCGAGGTTTGCGGAGGGAACTCCTGCTTCTCCAGACGAAGAAAGTGACGGAGAATTTGATTGGAATCGGGGATTACTCCCCCAAGCGATTGACGCGATTCAGCGAATCCAAACGATCCCGCCAGCCGAACGTACCAGAGCGCAAAACCTGTTTACCGGGCGGGGACTTTCCGGAAAAGAACAAGAAGCACTCGTTCCGCCTTCTCCGAAACCTACCCCATTATCGCCAACCGGACAGGTGGTTTCAACACCAATACCATCTGCGGCCCCGCCTGCGCCATCATCGGTTAGCGCGGATGATAGGCAGCGTTATATCGCGTTAGAGGATCAGCTAAAAAAATCGGGAGGAACGCCGCCGCCTAGACCTCCTTCAATGATGGGGCCGACAGCAACCCCTACGCCATCGCCAAAAGCGCAGACTGGAGCTGTGACGACGGGCGTGGCCACATCGCCAGGTTCGGTAACGCCGCCCGCCGTACCCTCCTTTCCCTCACTCATTCCTGGTGGCAGTTGGCAAGACTTGGCGCAGCCCGGCGAATGGGAACAGACTAAACAAGCTCTGCAAAATCGCAATCCTACTCCCGCCAAGAGCGTGATGCTGCAACCCGGCGCTCGTGATGCTGGCGTCTACGCGCAGCAAGTCGGCGGGAAGATTCTAGCCAATGGCCCAGGCCCCGGCATCGGCCCACAAGCTGTAGTCGCGGCCCCCTCCCGCCCCATCGGCACTCAGTCGTACACGACCGGCCAGCCCTTTGAGCCGTCGCAAGGAACGGCGCCCCCGCCGCCGCTAATGGGGTCCCAGCGGATTATGTCCGGGAATGGTGTTACCGGACCCGTCACCACGGGCGGATCCAATGTCCCAATTTACCAGACCGACTACACCGTGTTCGGCCCCAAAGGCCAACAGGGCACACTGTCGGTCACCGGCCCCGATCAGCGCGTCGGCGGCGGAACCGTGTCGCAACCCGATCAAGGCAACGGCGGGACCGTCGAGGGCAACGTGGCGGCGCTCAATCGCCAGTACGAAGCCGTGAAATCCCGCAACGAAGCCTATGGCTGGGGTGGCGCTTCCGGTTCCGCATTGCCCGCCGCGCCCGCCTCAGTGGATATGTGGGCGCGTCCCGGTGATTCGTTTGGGGACTCCCAGATGCGCCAGGCGCGGTACGAGGGGCTGCTGAAAGACGCTGCCAACCAGAAAGGATTGGGCGCAAAACGCCGCGCTGCCGCGATGATTGATGCGGCCACCGGGCTGCTCGCCCCCGGCGCGGCAACCGCCAAGCTCAACGCCGAACAACAGCAGGCCGCGAACAGCCTGACCGGGCAACTGGCTCAGGCGCGCGCTCAGCAAGAGGCGTCCAAGTATGGCGCGGATGTCGGGCTGGCCGGCCACAAATACACGGCAGATGCGAGCTTGGCCGGAGCGCGGCTCAAGGCCGAGCAAGAGGCCCAGCAAGCAAGCCGTGCTGCCACGCAAAAAGATAACGAAATTTCGATTAGCGCATATCGGGCAAGAACCGAAGCGGATCGCGTCAAAAAAGAAATGGCGGGATTATCAACCGCTGAAAAAAATGAGGCTATTTTGCGTTTAGCGGATCGGTTATCGCAGTTACCCCAAAATTCGCCAGAAGCCATAAATATCCGGACGGTATTGCAGTACCTGCAACCGTCGAGTAATCAAGACGATGCGCTGGCGGCGACAGAGGCACTGATAAAAGCGCAAGCTGCCGCCAAATAATCATCATCAGGCCTGCGGTGATCGCAGTCCGTTTGACACGATAGACAGGATTTGACCATGGCGAATTGGTGGGATGCCCCGTCCGATGAATCGGCGGTTGCTGAATCGGCTCCAACCCTGCTGGATACCGCGACCCTGGAGCGACAAGCCCGCCAGGCCCAACTGGCCGAATTGCTCCGCCCCACGCCCACGTCCGCCGAACCGTCCATCCTGTCGACGCTGGACAGCTACCGCCAAGCCAAAGCCGCTGCCGCGAATCCGCCCCCTGTCATAGCGGCGCCGGCAGTACCAGAAGATGCCAATCGTTCGCGCACCTGGGGAGAAGTAGGCGGCGACGTACTGGCCGGGTTGGCGCGCGGCGCGACTGGCATCACGCAGGGCATGGCCAATCTGGCCGATCTGGCCACGTTCGGTGGCGTCTCGGCACTGACCAAAGCCGGTGGCAGTTTGGCGGATTCGCTGCTCGGCGGTCGCGGCGAAGGCTATACCCTCCAGGAAGCGAATCGAGAAATCGGACAAGCCATCGAAGGGATGGAATCGGCCCCGCTGCGCCAACAGCGCCAGCAATTCGCACGCACGCTGCAAGAAACCGGAACGCAGGGCGGCGTATCGGGGGCGCTGGATAAATTCGTCACCGGCGCCAAGGAAACCCTGACCAATCCGATGTTGTTGGGGCAGTTCGCTACTGAACAAGTCCCGATGATCGCCACGCTGGGCCTGGGCACGATCGGCACAGCAGCCAAGGCTGAAGCGGCGGCCAAAGCGGCGGGGCTGACCGGCCAGGCGGTTCGTGATGCAGGGATTCGAGCCGCCGAACGGGCGAACATTCTGGCATCAGGCGTGCTGGGTTCCGGGTTTAGCAGTCAGCAAGCAGCGGATGCGATCCTGAATGCGCCCATCGAGGACCTGTTCAAGAACGAGCAATACGTCGAGTTAGCCAAGACCCTGGGTGATCGGGGCGCGCGGGCGGAACTGGCGCGCCAGGCCGGGTATCCCGCAGCGGCCATCGCGGGACCTCTGTCGGCGCTGGCGGGCCGGATTACGGCACCGCTGGAAACGCGGGCGTTTCTGGGGCAACTCCCCAAGGGGATTACGCCGGCACTGGTTGCGGGCGGCAAGGAAGGACTGGAAGAAGCCCTGCAAGAACCCAGTGAACAATTCGGCTCGAATGTGGGCGAGCGGTTCGCGGGCATGGACAAATCCCTGTGGGAGGGCCTCCCGGAAGCAGCGGGCCAAGCCGGCGCTGCCGGTTTTCTGATGGGCTTGGGGTTAGGCGGCGTCAACGTCCTGCAAAATACCCGGTTGGAAGGCCAGCAAGCCGGCGCCACCGGCGAATATGCTGCCAAGCGCCTCGACCAGTTATCGCTGGCCGGGTTGACGGATGCGGACCTCGATACCGCGATCCAGCAAACCCAGCAAGTCATCGCCACGCCCAAGCTCCCGCCCGCCTTGCGCGACCGGCTCACCGCAGCGATGGGGCGGCTTAACGGCGATCAGCAGGCGCGCGCCAATGGCGATGCGCTGCGGCAAGCGTTCGGCGACTATGCGGCGGCTACGGCCCCCGAAGCCTTGGTCGACCTGCCCGCCGATGAGCAAAGCCGGGTTCTCCAGGAGGCTGCGTTTGGTACGCTGTTCGCGCCCCGCACCCGCAACACCCTGGTCGGGATGAGTGCGCCCGACAAGCTGAATCAGTTGAACGACGCCGAAATGGCGCAGGCCGGCCAGGTGGCGGTGGATGCGGCAACCCTGCTAGCGCGCGCCAATCAGCCCGAACTGGAACCGGAAATCCGGTCGCTGCTGGACGCCGCCCGCACCTACAGCGGCGAATTGCACCAGCGCCGGTCTGCCGCCGATTTAGCGAGTGAAGTCACTGGCCCGGACGGCGCGGATCGGGCACGCGCACTGCTGGACAGCGTGACCCGGATCAACGGCAACGCGCAACAGTTTCTCAGCCCTGAATATCAGCGGGCGACGCTGGCCGACGACCAGTTGCCCCGGCTGCTGGAGCGCGGCCAAACCCTGCTGCGCCTGGACGCCGATCCCGCCATACCGTTCAATCTCGCGGCGCCGCAACGGGCGGCGCTGACGACGGCGCTGGGCCATTTGCGCGCGGAACAGGAAAACCGACAAACCGAGGGCTGGCAACAACGCAACCAGACCCTCAGTCAGATCGAAACCCCCAAGGTCAAGGAAGTCGAGGCGGCGCTGACGCGCAAGGATGTTTCGACCTGGCTGAATGACAAATCGCGCGGCCCGCAGTGGTTGCCGGCGCTGCAAGGGGCGCTGGATCAGGCGGATGCGCGGATCGCGTATCGGCAACAGATTGGCGCTACCGAGGCGGATGACTATCAACGCCTGGTCGCCAATCGGGCGCTGCTGCGCCAGAAGATCGAGACGCTGACCGCGCAAGCGGAGCAGGCGCGCAAAAAAGCGTTCGATGAGGATTGGCGGTTTGCCCCAGGCCAAGCATCCGCCAATGAAGTCACCGACGATCAGGGGCGGGAGTGGGTCCGCAATAAGGCCGGGCAGTGGGTCCCCAGATCTGCCGACCAGCAGCGGATTCATGATCTGGCCCTGCAACTGGATGCGCAAAACCGGCAACAGGCCGCTCAATCCGACGTAGCGCCGGATTGGCAACAGCGCCAGCAAGCGATCCTGGATCGGGAAACCGCCTTCCGGGAACAGCAGCAGCAAGCCAGCGAAGAGCGCCGATTCCAGCAGGATCAACAGCGACTGGAGCAGCAACGCCAGCAGGGGATTCGGCGGGCACAACTGGCCGCCCAGATGGGGCTGTCGCCCGACGAACTCTTGCAACTGTCCGAAGTGAATACCCTCCGCGCCCGTGCTGGCCTGCCGTCCCTAACGGCGGCGGAGTTCAAGGCAGTGCGCTCCACGCTCCAGGGATCGCACCCCGACGGAACGCCGGCGATGACGCAAGAGGAATGGAACGCCGCGACTCGATTTTACCGTTCAGGAAAGAGCAAAAATGCAGAAACGCCATCAGGCGAACGAATCATTCTGACATCGGATGTTACGGAAAAAACGTTTAGAGAAAAATCGGCTGAATTTCTCAGAAAAATTCGGAGAAACTATATTGTCAGCGCCATCCGCGACGGCAAGCCTGTCCCTCAAGCTGTTCTCGACGACTACCCCGATTTAGCGCCCAAAGCGATAACGCCGGCTTCGCCCGTAACTCCTTCCCCGACCCCGGAATCCCCCAATGAGCCTAACGAAGCAAATCGAGAACCATCTACTGAAGCAGGGAGCGCCCTCGGAGTACGCCCAGGCCAAGGCGCGGGCCGTCGCCTTGCGCTATCAGCCCCCCGCTCGCCCCGCCGCACCGTCGAAGCCCTCGCCGACGCCGGGCGCATCGTCACTATTGACGAAGACGCCGGGCTGATTGAGGCGGTCGAAGAACAGGTTGATCCTGAAGACCCCAGCCTGATCTTTACCCGGCTGAGCGTCAACCGCGACCGCGCCCAGCAGTTGCTGGTCGAACGGGATGCGGCGCTGGGGTTGCGCTTCCCCGGCCTGGAACCGGGCCGGCTGGCCGAAGACCTGCAAATCGTTCCGACCTACCGGGAGGCGGCTGATCCTCAACGCGCGGCGGACACTGAAACCGACGACACCGCCGATGGCAATTGGCGGGTGTCCCTGGCCGGCGAGCCTGAGCGCGCCCACTCGGTTTTGATCCGCGCTGTGCGCGTGGACGACATCGAGAGCCAAGACCAGACGCTGTACGCGCCTGCCGGCCCGGTCTATCTGGGTCGCGGCAAAAACGAGCGCGACCTGGAAAGCCTCGTGCTGTACCGGGTAGGCGAGGACGCTACCCTGTACGACTTCCTGGATGCTATCGAACAGGCCAACGCCCGGCTGGTGGTGCGCGCCAGCGCCGAACGCAATCAGGCGACGCTGGACCGCTATTTTACCACCGCCGACACCCGCGCTCCGGTCTGGGTAGCGAAGGATGCGGATGGCGTGGTGGTGGACTGGTCCATCAGCCGGGAAGGGCTGCAACGCCGCCAAAGCGATACCGGCGCGACGCTGGAGCGCATGACCAAGCAGGACTGGCAAAGCCGCCAGCAGGACACGCCGATCTTCGAGGACATCGCCCAGGCGCTGGAGCGGTTCGGCGCGGACGACGGAACGCTAGAGACCGCGCGGCAGCAGGTGGCCGGCCTCAAGGCGGAACTGGCCTTGTGGCAAAAGAGCCGCGCCGAAATCCCGGAGTACATGCCGGGCGGGCGGTATCACGTCGGCGTCCAGAAGGGCATCGTCGAACTGGAAAAGAGACTGGCTGAGGCTCAAGACACCCTGGCCGAAATCACCCTCCAGACCCCGCTGACAGCCCCGGACGGTTATCAGTTCAAGGCTGAGAAGAAAAAGGGAGGGCGCTGGTACAAGTTCTACTCGCAAGCGCCCAACGACCGGGAATGGAAGCCCATGGACGGCAGCGTTTCGGGATTGGATCCGCAGAATGCGCTGGCCTACCTGCAAGGCATCATCCAGCAAGAGCATCAGGCGGCTGAGGTAGGATCGGGGTCTGGGGTCGAATCCGAGCCCGCACCAACACCCGCGCTCACCCTGCTGCAAAAAGCCGCGATCAAGGTGATCTCCGAACAATACTATGGGGATGCGTGGCGGCTGGCGGGGCCGCACAACAAAGAGTTGCGGCGCGATCTTTACCAGAATCTCCTGGATGGTACCGGCCAGAAAGCCACCATCGCCAATTCGGGCGTCGGCGCGATTCGAGATCGGTTGGTTGAACTGGCCGGGATCAGTAAAGAAGGCAAGGCGATTGTCGAGTGGGAAAACGAACTGACCGACTGGATGAAGAACGTGCTGGCGGCCAAGGGACCCGTGCCGGCGCCTCGTCCTGCCCCCACTCCCGCGCCCGCTGAACCCGTTGCCCAAGAATCGCCGTTAGGGCCGCTCGATGAGGCGCTGGTGCAACGCTGGGAAGCGACGCTAAAAGGTCAGCGCCGCGAAAAAGACCCACAAGCCGTCATCGCAGCCGCGCAAAAGCAACTGCAAGAACAAATCACTGGATGGAATACAGTACGCGCCGAATCCGACAAAGCATTACAGGATGCGGGAACGCGCCCGGACGGCAAACCTCGGCAGGTCGCCAATGCGGCGCTGATGAAGCGGTCGAAGAATTTAGCCGATCAGGCGGATAAGCTATTCCAGGAAATCCAGGACACGCGCGCGTTTATTGCGGCTACTGAGCGGCGGTATGGATTAACCCAACAGCCCGCTCCCGCCCCGCTCACCGAAGCCCAGCAAATCACCGAAGTCGAAGAATTGCTGTTTGACCAGTTGTTGAGCCAAGTGCCGATGCGTCACATGCTGGCCAACGACACCAATCAGTTGATGGTTGAAGTTGATTTAGTTCGCAAAGAAATCGGCACTCTGTTGGCGCAATGGATGGTAGAGCAGCTCGACGAGAATCCCAACGCCGACATCGGGGCGACTGTCAACCGAATTTACGAGGACTGGCAGAACGCCGACTACGCCGAGCGGATGACACGCCAACTCATCGCCACCGCCAAGACGATGCGGCAGACGGCGGCGACGGTCCCCGCCGCCCCCACTACCGTCGAAACGCCCATTGGCCCCGCCCAAGCCAGACCGGCTGGGCCTGGAGTAACGGCGATTGAGCTGCCCGTGGGCGCAGCGACCCCGGCCCCGACGCCTGCGGCTCCACCAGCCCGTCCTGCAGACTACGGCAAGGGCAACACCATCTTTACCGAAGACGCTGCCGCCAAGGCGCGCGAGTTGCTCAAGCGCAAGCTGGGGCAACTGAACGCGGGGCTGGATCCGGAACTGATTCAGGCCGGCATCACCCTGGCCGGCTATCACATGGAAGCCGGCGCGCGGGCGTTTGCCGATTACGCCAAAGCGATGATTAGCGACCTCGGCGAAGCGGCGCGTCCGTTCCTGCGCTCGTTTTATGAAGGCGTCCGCCATTATCCGGGCTTCGACAAGACGGGATTGACGCGGTCGAATGACTTGGATTACTCCGAGAAGTGGGAGATTTGGCCCGGCGATACGTTCAGGATCAAGGGCCAGAACAAGACGGTAGCCTGGCTGAATGAGCATCGCGTGTATTTTGAGGACGGCACTGAAGTTTCCGCTATCAATCTGGCGTCGGCCAAGCCCGATTGGGAATTGGTAGCCCGCGTCGGCGCAATGCCGCAGGAAGCGGCGCCAATAACCCCGAATTATGGTATACTCTCTACGGAATCTCCTGCATTAAAGGAGGAAAGCCATGTTAATCCCACCGTCACGACCGCAACTGCTGCGGACAATAGACCTGGCGTTGCAGGATCAAGACCCGGAGCGGTATCAGCGCCTGCACCAGAGCCAGGAACTCCCGACCTTTCTTCAGAATCGGGCCGAGGAAATGGAGGAGGCGTACTTCGAGGGCAAGGACGCGGTGATCGAGGGAATGCTGCGCTTTCAGCAAACCCAGCCGGAAGGGGACGCGGCGGCCTGGATCCAGACCCAGAGCCTGGCGTTGTGGCACCAAATCCTGGCGGACTTCCTGGAATTCCGCCCACTGAGCGAAGCGATTACCGACTCCCCCTGGGAGGATTGACCCGCGAAGGCTCGTGGCTGGCGACTGCGCAACGCAACGCCGACATTCTCGAACTGGCGGCCCGCATCGAAAACGAGGGCCGCCCTGCCACCCCCGACGAACAAGCCCTGCTGGTCAAGTATGTGGGCTTTGGCGCGGGCGAAATCCGCAACAAACTGTTCCCGCCAGCAACGCCGGAAGAACTGACGCAAGACCCGGACGCCAATCGCCGCATCCGTCCTGCCATCACCCGCCGCTATCTGCAAACCACCGGCATCAGTGCCGCCGAACAAAAGCGGTGGATCGCCGTCGCCGAACGCCTGGAACGCGCCCTGACGCCCGACGATCAGGAAACCCTGCTGCGCTCCACTCAGTACGCCCACTACACCAGCGAATCCATCATCCGCTCGATTTGGCGGGCGATGGAACAGTTCGGCTTTGGTGGCGGCAAGGTACTGGAGCCGGGCATGGGCATTGGCAGTTTTGCCCTGGCCATGCCGGAAGGGATTTACCGCGCCAGTCAGTATGTCGGCGTCGAGATGGACGGTCCTACCGCGCGCATCGCCAAGCTGCTGTCGCCGCGCCAGACCATCAATCAAGCCGATTTCACCAGGCAGTCGCTGCCCCGCGATTACTTTGACGTGGCGATTGGCAATCCGCCCTTCAGCCGCACCATCATCGAATCCGATCCTGAATACGCCGCGCGGCGGTTCTCGCTGCACGATTATTTCTTTGCCAAGTCCATGGACCGGGTACGGCCCGGTGGGCTGGTGGTGTTCATCACCAGCCGGCACACCCTGGACAAGCAGAACGACAAGGCGCGCACCTATCTGGCCGAGCGGGCCGATTTTCTGGGCGCGATCCGGTTGCCGCAAACGGCGTTCAGCGCCAATGCCGGCACCGAAGTCGTCACCGATGTGATCTTCCTGCGCAAGCGCCAACCGCTTGACGCGCCCGCAGGCGCCTCTTGGACCGGGCTGGACACGCTCACGACCGCCGATGGTCCCGTGGCGGTCAACGAATACTTTGTCGCCCACCCCGAAATGATCCTGGGCCAACCGCGCCTGAGCGGCAACCGGGACGATCTGAACCGGTACATCTCTGGCCTGCATCCGGGCGACTTTACCGTGGTGTCCTACGACGACTCACCCGCCGAACTGGAAGCCCAGTTCGCCAAGGCGGTCGAAACGTTGCCGCGCAATCTCTACAGCCCGGTGCTGCAAGACCCGGAAACGGTGCGCACCGTGACCGCCCAGCGCGATTTCGCACCCAAGACCAATCGGGAAGGAGCGTTGTACCTGGCCGATAACGGCACGCTGATGCGGGTCGAGAACGGCGCTGGGCGGCCCCTGAGCGAAGTTGCGCCCTGGCTGAAGCCCAAACAACTGCCGTTCGTCCAGGACTATCTGGGGCTGTTGCAGCAGGTACGCGCCACCAAGCTAAGTCAATGGGAAGACGGCGCCTGGGAACAGGAACTGGCCGCCCTCAATGCCCGTTACGATGCGTTCCGCGCCCAGCACGGGCCGCTGCTGGCCTATACCGTGCAACAGCGGGTCGCGCCCGAAGTCAAGGAGACCTGGGCGGCGTTGACCGTCGAAGAGCGGCGCTGGGTGTTTGATGCGGCCAAGATTCCCTTCCAAGCCTGGGAGAAGATGACGCCGGAGACCAAACGCGCGATTGCGCAGGCACTGAGTGATCAGGCGGCGTTGCCGGCGGCGATTCGGGACAAGCTGGCGGAACGCATCAGCGAAGACAATGACCTGCTCAGCGAAAGCCGAACCTTCCAAAACAAACGACTGTTGGAACTGGACAGCGACAGTTCGGTTGCCTACGCCCTGGAAAACATCAACGAACAGGGCGACATCGTTAAAGCCCCGTTCCTGAAGGGGCGCACCATTCGCCCGCCCCAAGCCCGGACCGTCGCCACCCCTCAAGACGCGCTGGCGGTGTCGCTGGATCGCAAGGGCTATCTGGATTTGGCGGACGTGGCCGGCGAACTGGACCTCGACCGCGACGAGACGCTGGCCCGGCTGGGCACGCTGGTCTACCAAACGCCAGCGGGCGAATGGCAGTTAGCCGACGAGTACCTGTCCGGCGACGTAGTGACCAAACTGGCCGAGGCTGAACTGGCGGCCCGCCTCAACCCAGCGCTGCAACGCAACGTCGAGGCGCTCCGCGATGTACAACCGATGCCCAAAGGAATCGGAAGCATCACGGTCAAGATCGGCGCGGGCTGGATCGAACCGCGCTACATCGAGCAGTTTGCGCGCGAGGCGCTGGAACTGCCGGCGCGAGTGACGTTTGACCCGCTGACGACCACCTGGCAAGTCCGGTCGGAAGATACCAGCGGACGCCGCAATGAACGGGCGGTGGCGCATCCCTATGGGGTGCTCAACCAGCTATCGCCCTACGAGGTGTTGCAGGCGGCGTTGCGCAATACCCGCATCACGATCAGCGACACCGTGCGCAATCCCGACGGCAGCAAAGCCACAGTCACCAACACCGAACTGACGCTGCGGGCGAACGAACTGGCGAAGCAGATCGGCGAGCAGTTCAAAGCCTGGGTCTGGCGCGACGGCGTGCGGGCGCTGGATTTGGTCAATACCTACAACGACCGGTTCAACCGGTTGGCGGGACGCAAGTTTGACGGTTCCCATCTGACCCTGCCGGGCTTGTCGCTGCGGTATGTCCTGCACCCCCATCAAAAACGGGCGATCTGGCGCATTATCCAAACCGGCAATACTTATTTGGCGCACGCGGTCGGGGCCGGTAAAACCCTGGAACAGATTGTGGCCGGTATGGAGCAACGGCGGTTGGGACTGATTCGGCGCCCGATGTACGTGGTGCCCAATCACATGCTGGAGCAGTTCGCGTCCGAGTTCATGGACGCCTACCCCACCGCGAACATCATGGTGGCCAGCGGCAAAAACTTTACCGGCGACAACCGCAGACGGTTCCTGGCGCAAGCGGCGCTCAACAATCCCGACGCCATCATCCTCACCCACAGTTCGATGAAGCTGATCGGAATGCGGGAAGAAACCCTGGCCCCGGTACGCCGCCAAATCCTGAACGACATCCAGGAAGCGATTGCCGAACTGGGGGCCGGGCAGGACACCCGCATTTTGCGGTCCCGGCTGGAACAGCAATACGAACAGGCCCAGCAGCGGTTTGACAAAATGATCGGCAGTGGCGACCGGAGCGGCACGTCCATTCGCTTTGAAGACCTGGGCGCCGATTTCGTGTTCTACGACGAAGCCCACGAAGCGCGCAAGCTGGATTTCACCACCGGGCTGCAAATCAAGGGTATTGATCCGAAAGGCTCCTGGCAGGCGCTGGATTTGTACGTCAAGACCCGCTGGCTGGAAGCGCAGCATCCAGGACGGTCATTTGTGTTCGCCTCCGGGACCCCGGTCACGAATACGATGGGCGAACTGTTTACCGTGATGCGCTTTTTCGATGAAGCCAGTTTGCGGCAACTGAACGTCCATACCTTCGATGCCTGGGCGGCGATGTTCGGCGAAGAGGTGATGGAATACGAGCCGGACGCCACGGGGGTATTGAAACCGGTTTCGCGGTTCTCCAAGTTCAACAACGTGCCGGCGCTGATGGCGCAGGTGCGGTCCTTCATGGATATTTTGACCGGCACCCAGTTACGGTCGGTGGTCAAGAACATCCCCCAGATCGAAGGCGGCGCCCCGGCGATGCTGGAAGCAGACAAGTCGCCGGACCTGAATACCTACATGCAGCAGGTGCTGGCGCCGCGCCTGGAGCAATCGCGGAGATTCAAACCCTCTCGTGAGGAACCGGGTAATCCAGACCCGATCATGGCGATCAATAACGATGCTCTGCTGGCGTCCATTGATTTGCGCTTTACCAACCCAGCCTTGCCCAGCGACCCCCATTCCAAGCTCAACCGGATGATTGACGAAATCATCACGGACTATCGCGCGGGGGCAGACCAGATTTATCGAGACCGCGACGGGCAGCCGATGGTGTTGCCGGGCAGTACCCAAATCGTGTTTTACAACGTGGGCTTCGGCGAAGGGGTGTTAAACCGGCGCGGATTCGATGCGCGCGCCTGGGTGAATCGGCGGCTTAAGCAAGCCGGGATTCCGCTGGATCAAGTCGCCTGGTTCGATGACGCCAAAACCGCCGCCAATAAAGAGCGGGTCTTCCGCGATGTTCGCGCCGGTAAGGTGCGCATCCTGCTGGGGTCGGCCAAGAAAATGGGCACGGGCGTCAACGTACAAAATCGGCTGGAAGTCTTGCACTACCTGGATCCGCCCTGGTATCCGGCGCTGGTCGAGCAGCCGTTCGGGCGCATTCTGCGGCAAGGCAACCAGAACCCCACGATTCGGATCAAGCTGTACGGCACCAAAGGCACGTATGAGGCGGCGCAATGGGGGCTGCTGGCGCGCAAGATGCGCTTTATCGAAGCGGCCTTGTCGGGCGACAGCACGATTGACAGCATTGAAGACGTGTCGGCGGCTTCGGTGTACGAACAGGCCACCGCCGCCGTAGCGGGCGACCCGCGTTTCAAACAACTGGCCGACCTGACCAACACCATTCGCAAGCTGGAAACCCTGCGCGCCGCGCATCAGCAAAATCAGGCGGCGTTGCATGGCCGGCAGCGGGACCTGGAAAACAGTCTGGACTGGAAAACCCGCTATGCGCGGCATTGGCGCGTGGTGGAAGAGGAATTGGGCGAATACGCTGAACGGGCGGTCTTCGAGTCCGGCGAACTGAACGGCAAGACCTACACCAAGCGCAACGAATTTGCCGAAGCCCTGTTCCAGGAAGTCAATCGGCGCTTGCCGAAGCTTCAGGATGAAGGCGCGCTGGCGCAACTGGCGCAGCGCCCCATTCAGTTAGGCAAGCTCAACGGGCGATTCCCAATCGTTCTGCAAGGCAAGGCGGCGGGCCAATACGATACCAAAGAATTGAAATTGGTCGTCACGGTTCCCAGCGAGGAATTTTGGATTCGGAAACACGTGGGTTCGGATGTCGAAACTGAATTCCCTCTCGCACAAAGCGGCTACGACCTCGGTAGTGCGCTGAACAAAATGAGCAGTAGCGGTCAAACCCGCCGCAGTTACGAAGACGAAATTCGGATCGCGCAAGAAGACTTACGACGCACGATGGCCCAAATCGGCGCTCCATTCCCGCAAGAAGCGGAATTGGGCCGGGCCATTGCCGACCGCGCGGCGCTCGAACAGGAGATGACCGAAGCCAAGATGCCGATTCCGGCGGATGACCGCTTGGTGGCGGAAGCCGAAGCGCGGCGCATCGAACATCAGGAACAGGCCCAGCGCATCGCGCAAGCAACTCCCACCACCCCGCCCCAACGCTTTGCCATTGCCGCCACCCCCGCCTCGGTGCGCGCCTCGCTGGAAGCCATTGCCGGTGACCGGATCGTACAAGACCTGATAGACGCCGGCTCGCTGGCGCTGGTCGCTACCCAGCAGGACGCGGTACGCCGGTCGCAAGGCCGGATTCAGATTCCCCCCGGCCAGCGGGTCGGCGGCGCGGTAGACCCGGAAACCGGGACCGTGTACCTGATCGCCGAGCACATCCGCCCGGAAGACGTGGCCGGACTGCTGCGTCACGAGGTCGCGGTGCATCAGCGGCGCCTGGGGCTGGATCAACCCAAGCCGCGCGCCCTGCGGCTCGCCATGGCCTTGTTGCGCCTGACGCCGGCACGGCAATGGATGGGCGAGACCACATTCGCGGGCGTGCTCGACCAGATGGAACGGATGCGGAAGGCCGGTAACGTTCGCGTGGTCGCGGCTTTCGAGCAGGCCCTGAAGGCGATGAAGGCGCTGAACCAGGACGTGAACAATCCGCAGTTGGTCGCCGAGGAGGCGCTGGCGTACCTGGTCGGCGACCAGGCCAATGCCGACCTGCCGCTGTTCCGCCGCATCCTGGCCGCCGTGCGCGCCTTCCTGACCCGCGCCGGGTTCAAGCTGGACTTGACCACCGATGATCTGGTGCTGCTGGCGCAATCGGCGCTGGAAACCGCCGCGCAGCGGGAAGTGCGGGCGGGGGCGATGACGCGGGGCGTGTTTGGCGCTGAAACCACTGCCAGTTTGATGGATCGGTTCAGGAAGACCGGGTTTATCAGCAATCGAGACGTGCTGGGGATCCTGGGGGACTACCCGCAATATCTGAATACCGTGGCCGAATACATCCTGAGCCAGCATCAAAAGCTGATCGAGGGGAAGGTCACGCCGCGCGATGTCGCCAAAGCCTATCTGCTGACCCTGGCCAGCCAGCGGTCGGATGCCATCAATCCGGCTGTGATTCAGGCGCGCACCGGGTTTGTCGTGCCCGAACGGTTTATTGACCAGAACGGCAAAGTGCGCCCGGAAGAAGCGACGGCGGCCTGGCTGTTGTCCCCCAATGGCAAACGGGCGCTGGACGCGATTGAACAAGGCCGCCTGGAACCCGCGTTGTGGGAAGAAGGGTTGCAGATACGGGATGCTTTCGGAGCCAATGTCCCCCGCAACCAAGCGTTTACCGAGCGCACCTATCAAAAAAATTATGGCGGAAAGCCGCGCACCGAAACCCGCCAGTACAACAATCTGCACGAAATCCTGGCCGTCACGCAGGCCATCAACGCCGCCAAGGGCGATACGCAAAAGCTGGATGTCGCGTTGCGCAATATGGCCGGGATTGGCCCCGGCAAGACGGGGTTCATCAAGCATTTTCTGGGACTGGGCGATACCCCGACCGCGGATGCAGTGGAAATCAATACCTGGCTGACCGGTTTGGGTAGCGTCAAAGGGGTCGAAACCGAAGCAGCGACGCTGGCGCGCGAGTTTTCCGACAAGAGTGACAAGCCAAAATTGGCAGAGGGCTTCGTTTCCAGAATTGAGCGCCGATTCAACCAGTTAAAGGATCAAACCAATATCCCGGAAAAATATAAGGATAATCGGGTTTACCAGCATCTCATGCACCATTGGTTGTGGGAACGCGCCAAAGGGCTGCAAACGACCCATGCCGGGGTCTACGAAGCGATGCTGCGGGCAGCGATCGCCCAGGAAGACGCCGAAGCGGCCCGGCAGTACGCCGAGGTCGTGGCCCGCTACACCAACCCGGACGGTTCCAAGAAAGCCGGCTGGCTGAAAGCGCCGAACGGGCAACCGACAAAGCTCAACGAGCGGCAGTGGGTGCAGGTAAGGACTCCCAACACCGGCGCGTTCTCCCCGGTCAACCCCGATATTCGCTATGCCTATGCCGGCGAGCGGGCGGCGACGGGCCAGTACGGCGTGCCATGGCCTACCGATTTTCCAAACATTACGCCGTTGTCCACCATCGCCAAGCTGAAAGCGCATCCCGAGTACCTTGCAGCCAAGACCGGCGACCGCGCAGCAGCGGTGCGCGTCATCAGCGCCATCATGCAGCGTGACCAGCAAACCAAGTTGCGCGCGCTGGCCGCTCGGTATCCTGATGCCATAGTCGTACCAGTTCATGCGGTGGAACGTAATGGGACCAATAAGATTCCAAGAACGTTTGCCGATTTTATCAGTGAACTGACCGGGCTATCGGTTGATACTTCTATCGTGCAAACCAACAAAGTCGGGCGAACCAGCCAAAATACCTGGCATCGCCTGGCGTTTCGCCCGCAGTTTGATGGCGACGTGCGCCCTGGCGCCCGCTATCTTTTAGTCGATGATGCGGTTACGGGCGGCGGTACGTTTAGCGAATTGCGCCAGTTCATTGAAGGGCGCGGCGGGCGAGTCGTACACCTGGCGGCTATCGGCGCGGCGCAATTCAGTGCTAAAATAGCCTTATCCGAATCCACCTATCAAACCCTGGAGGCTCGTTATGGCGCTGAAAACCTCGAACGGTTCCTCCGCGACCATTCCCTCTACGGCGGCAACCCTCGCGCCCTCACCGAGTCCGAAGCCCGCACCCTCCTGGGCGCCGGGACCCTTGACGCCGCAGGAGATCGAATCACTGCGGCAATCGAACAAGAGCGACTCAGAAGCCAATCGCCGGGAGTTCAAGGCGCTGTTGCAGAAACAACGCCTGACACCGTAACGCCGCCTTCGGGCGGCCCCCAACGCTTCGCCATCGCCATCGCCCCCGGCACCCCGCCGCAGATGACCCTGCCGCCGATGACGCGGGTCGAGGTGCTGCGCCGGGCGATTCAAGACCGGTTCCTGCGCTTCAAGACCCTGCAAGACTGGCTCAAGAAGACAGGCATCAACCTGACGCCCGACGCCGACGTGTACGGCGAGGAAGAACGCAGCGTTAAACGCTTCGCCGCGCAGGCGCAAGACTTCCGCGACCAGACCCTGACCCCGCTGGTGCAAGCGGCGGGCCAGGCCGGCTATGCCGTCACCGGGGGCGACTTCATCGCCGCGCTGATGGACGGCCAGTCTTTGCCGGCGCGTTTCAAGCCCAGCATCCCGGAATACCTGATCGCCCAACACGCCGCCGAGCGCAACCGGGCCATCGCCAAGATCAACCCGCGCTATGCGGATCCTGATCAACCGGGGTCCGGGCTGACCGACGCTGAAGCGGCAACCATTCTGGCCCGCTACCGCGCCCTGCCCAACTTCGCCGCCTTCGAGCGCATGGCCGAGCAGTTCCGGGCCATCGCCGAGGGCACCAAAAACCTGTTGCTGGACGCCGGCATCCTGAACGCCGAGACGGTCGCCGCCTGGGATGCGGCCTATCAGCACTATGTCCCGCTCAAGGGCGGCCCGGACGACGCGCCCGCGAAACAGGGTACTGGCCCCGGTAATTCAGTGGTGGCCCGCCAGCGCCGTGCCATGGGCCACGATCTGCGCGCCGAGAACGTACTGGAAAACATCTTCCGCGACCGGGAACGCGCGCTCTTCAACATCGAGAAAAACAAGGTCGGCCAGGCGCTCAAACAATTCGTGGAGCAGGCCAACAATCCGGCCATCGGCACGGTCGGCCAGCCCGAAAAGCACGCTACTTTGATCCAGGGCTGGCTGCACGAGGTCTGGATTGAGGGCCGCCCGCTGGGGGCCTACCAGAGCTACAACGACGCCAAGGCCGCCATTGCCGCCGACAGCGCCGCCACCGGGCGCCCGGTCGCGCAGTACGGCGTGCGGCATAAGGCCGTTGACCCCAGCGTCGTATACATGACCCGTCCCCTGCTGGCCGAGAACGAGGCCGGCGTGTATATCAACGGGGAACTGGTGCGAATCCAACTCAACGACGAAGCGGCGGCCCGCGCCTACAATGCGCTGGGCGTGGACGGAGCGGGCGGCCTGCTGAAAGTGGCGCGCAGTTTCAACACGTTCCTGTCCAAAGCCTACACCGGCTACAACCCGGAATTCCTGCTGGTCAATATGGCCCGCGACCTGACCGCCGGCACCATCAACCTGACGGGAAAATACGGCGCCGGCTTTGCCGCCCAGGCCCTCAAGCATTACGTGGGATCGTTCCGCGAGGCCTGGCGCTTTGCCCGCGACAAGGGTACCCATACCTGGCTGGATCGCTATCGCCAGGCCGGAGGCAGCACAGGGGCCTCGTACCTGTCTGATCTGGAGCGGATGGGCGGCGACATCGAACGGACCTTCGAGGATGCCCAGGGCGCCGTTGCGACCTGGAAAGCTGGCAAGCCCGGCGCGGCGGCCCGCGTACTGTCGGCGGACGTGGTGCGCAAAGTGTTCGGCCTGATCGAAGCGTTCAACCAGGCGGGCGAAAATGCGCTACGCATTGCCACTTTCCGCACCGTGATTGAACAGGGCGGCAGCGACGCGGAAGCGGCCAGCGCAGCGGCCAACGTGACGGTGAACTTCAACCGGCGCGGCGAGATGACCTATCCCCTCGGTGCGCTGTACCTGTTCTTCAATCCCAACGTGCAGGGCACGCAAGTTCTGCTGGATACCTTGCTCAACAGCCCCCACAAGCGCCAGGCCCAAGCAGCGGCGGCGGGTCTGGTCGGGCTGGCCTTCCTGCTGGCCAATCTGGCGCGGGGCGGCGATGACGAGGACGAGGAACGCTGGCGGCGGATTCCCGGCTACACCAAAGACCGCAACCTGATCCTGCAACTGGGCGAGAAACAGGTCACCGTGCCGCTGCCCTACGGCTACGGCATGTTCTGGGCGCTGGGCAACGTGCTGTCCGACCTCGCCCACGGCGCCGATGACGGCAAAGCCGGCGTGCGACTGGCCTCGGCCCTGTTCGAGCATTTCAGCCCGCTGGGCAATCCGCTGCTGGGCGAAACCGCCGACATCAAGAATCTGGCCGAACTGATGCCGACGCTGCTGCGGATGCCGACCGACATCATGATCAATCGCGGCGGCCTGGGATCGCCGATCATGCCGGAGGTGATGCCCTGGAATCCGGGCCAGCCGGACAGCGCCCGCCGCTGGCGCGAAACCACTGGCGGCCTGATGGACCGGGTAACAACCGGGCTGAATAAACTCGCTGGCGGGTCCGCTTATGAATCGTCGGGGGCACTCACCGATATTTCCCCGGAAACGCTACGCTACCTGTGGCGGGGCCTGACTGGGGGCGCCGGCCAATTCCTCAGCGATACGCTCGGTTGGGGGCTGACGATGGCGCAAGGCGTCGTCCCCGAACTGCGGGAAACGCCGGGCCTGCGTAAGTTTGTGCGCGTGGAGACCGTACAGAATGCCCGAACGCTGTTTTCTGACCAGGCCAATCAGATTCGGGAAGCGGTCGGCGCCTTCAATGCCGCCAAACGGGCGCAAGACTCGGCGGGAATGTTTGACCTGGTGCGTGAGAAAGCGGCGCTGATTCGGTTGGGATCGGTATTGGAACAGTTCCAGGGTCTAATAAAAACCCGCCGCCAGTTGCACGACCTGATTCAGGCAACCGATATGCCCCTCCCGCAAAAACGGCTGCAACTGAAAACGATTGAACAGGAAGAAAGCAAGCTGTATGGCCTGTTCAGTCAAATTTTCCGGCATTCGTTGAAGTGAGTCAAGGATGACGAGCGACCCCGCCGGTTTAAGCCATTGCGTAGGGCCTTGTTCCGTGCCAGCCAAAAGGCGATGCACGGAAGGCCCGGAGCAGGGCGTCCGGCGGCCTCGACGTGTTATCCGCGCCGGTTTTTCGGCTCGGTTTTCGCCGCGTCTTGCAGCACCAGCCACTCGATATACGAAGTCATGCTGCGGTTTTGCTGGTCTGCGAGTCGTCGGAGCAACGTCTTGAATTCCGGCGATACCCGAAAGGTAATGTGTTCTGGCTTGCGCTCGTTCATGGAAACCCTTATAATGTACCGAACTGTTAGGTACATTATGGGAATCAATATGATGAACGTCAAGCCGGTTGTTGGTTTTGAAGGGATTTATGAAGTGTCCGACTGTGGTCGCATATTTAGGGTTACAAGTGGGCAAGGGTGTGTAAAAGATAAAGAGATTAAACCTGCGATAAATAGTGCAGGATATTTTCATGTTTCGCTGTGCCGTAATGGTAAAGCGATGTCTTATAAAATTCATAGGCTTGTTGCTAAGGCATTTATTCAAAACATGGATGATTATCAAGAAGTAAACCACAAAGATGGAAATAAATGCAACAATCATGTGGATAATCTTGAATGGTGCAACAGTTCCCATAACAACGCTCATGCTCATCGGACAGGACTGAATAAAACAACTGGAGATAAAGCGATACGGGAAGTTATCGGCACTCATTTGGTCACTGGCTCTATGGTCAGATTTCATTCTATCGGGGAAGCACGAAGGAACGGTTTCCATGATTCATCTATTTCAGCTTGCTGCAAAGGAAAAAGGCGGCGTCATGCCGGGTATCAGTGGCAATATGCTTAAGATAGGGAGCAAGAACTTGTTGGGTCAACGACTCAGCGCTCCCGGCGAAACGCGAACCGAAGAAATTCATGATGGCGACCGGATAGACCGGGCGGCAGCATGAATAGGCGCGGATTCCAAAGGGGATTGCGCTTCAAACTCTTTTCAATCAAAATTCATCGTGGCAATTCCGCCACGATGATGAGTACTGCGAATGAGATTGACAGCGATTGATGGTTCTTCTTTTCCTCTTGAAGAAGCGGTATTTTCTGACTTGATAGATAGCAAAGATTTTGAAGCGCTAACCACCGCCAAAACACTCATTGAGCGCCGAATGGCCGCGCTACGCGATGAACAGATTGTCCATCTCCGCCAACATGTGTTGGAGCAGACCGCCTTACTGGGGCTGACGCCTGCTGATCTGTTTGACGCGGCGCCCGCCACGGCGGTTACTGAAGCCCCCAAATCAGCGAAGCGAGACGCCAGTGGTGCGCCCAAGTATAAAGACCCGAACAGCGCCGCGACCTGGACCGGCAAAGGCAAGCCGCCGATCTGGATGAAAGCGCATCTGGAGGCGGGTGGAGTTAAGGACGATTTGTTGATTGATGGCAAAGGCCGCCAAGAAGTCTTGCCAACCGCAGCGACGAATGAGCTGGATTAAGCCGCTGAACTGGAAAAGTACCCAACCCGCCCCACGGCGGGTTTTTCACGCCGCTTCCGAGAAAATTGCAGCGGCAATCCCATTCGCCGCCGACATCGCACCTTGGGCCATACTGGCCATGATGTTCGCGCCCTGTCCATTGACCTCCGCAATCGCTTTCAACCGCGCCAATTCGGTCTTCATGAGTTCCACGTTGCGCTCTTGCGTGAGCCGATAGGCGTCCAGTTCCCCCTCCAGTTTTTTAATGCGGAACTCCAGTTCCAGTTTTGCGGATTGACGGTCCAGCTTTGCGTCGGCCAGCAAATTATTGACCTGCACTTCATACTGCTTCAGCGCGTGGGCATTCTCCAGCGCGCTTTGGTCAATCTGGGCTAATGCGGATTTCGTCCGCTGTTCGTATTCCTCAATCACCGCCGTGTTGCGAGTAGACTGTGCTTCCGCCCGCAAGCGCTTGGTTTCGATCAGTTGCAGGAAGCCACGCATCTCGGATTCAAAGCCTTCCAGCTTCTTAAGTTGCCCTTCGACCCGCGCGGTGTCGCCGTCAATCTCGGCAACCTGTGCACTCACACGCGCCTCGTGGGCGTTAATCTGTGCGCCATAGGCTTTTACCTGCAATTCAAACTGCTCAACCGCAAACCGCCGCAGTTCGACTTCCTTGCGAGCCGCCCCCACCAGAGCGGCATAGCGGCGCACGGCATTTTGGCTTTGGGAAACTTCGGCCTTTAAGGTCTGGATTCGGGTCGCGTCTACGTCCTGTTGGGCGGATTCGACCTCCAGATTCGCCCGCGCTATTTCGTACTGCAATAGGGCAACGGTTATCTCGGCCTCGAACAATTTAAGCTGGGCTTCCGCCTTCTGGAACTCGGTATCCTGAGTTAGAAACGTCTCGGCTTCGTACTGCGCCAAGAGCGCGGCGAGCGTGGCCTTGGCATAGGCGATAGCGGTTTTGTGGGCTTCCAGTGTTTGCGCGATTTCCTGCGTTTTCAGCTTCTGCACACCCGTGGTAAAGCGAGTCAGCAATGCCCCACAGGTTTCAAAAAAGGCCAGGGCCAGTTCTGCCGTTTGCGTATCAGCCTGACTTTCTGCCTGGGCCGCCCAGGCATCCGCCAACCGACCGATCATGGCTTTCCGCGCCACCCGCACCGAATGCGGCCACTCCCACCCGGAGCGGTCGTCCAGCGTAGCTACGACTCGCTCCTTTTCGGTATCGAGCCGTTCAGTCAATCGGTCGCGCAAATCGTCGTGAAACCCCAACACGGCGGCCTGCTTGTCCGCCATCCGGGCCGACAAGACGGTCAAGGCGGCGGGCAAGACCGCATCCAGCGCGGTCTGTGCCCAGGTTATAACCTCGTCCAGCAACTCATTCAGTCCGGGCACGCCGCCGCTCCCGCCCAAAATGCTGTTTTGAAACCGGTTCAACGCTGTGGTGTAGAGCGTAGGGTCAAATTCAATCTCGGTATCAATCGGAGCGAATTCGGGAGGCGCAACGCTCAACGTCACCGGGTCTACCGCCGTCAAGTCTAAAAACTGAGGTTCAAACACGGCGTCGGCGTTAGGCGGCGGCGGCATTGCCGGTTCCGTACCGACAGCGGGGACGGTCTTGCTGAACGTGGGGACTCCCGCCACGTGAGGGTACTGAAACGTGGGGAACGTCAACGTGGGGAAGTCCAGATAATCCACATCCAGGGCTACTTCATCCAATTCCTGAGTGTTGGGCGGCGTGCCCAAATCAACCTCCGGGAACACCGGAAAGGCTGGAGGGGGATCATCGGATATGTACCGATTAACCGCTCCCCCGGAACCTACAACCCCAACGTATCCATCAGTGCCGAAAAACGTCCCGGAAAAACCCCCTCCCCTATTTGTCACTCCGTAAGACGTTGCTGAAGCGGTGCTCCCCCCTAAAAATTCAACTTCTTCAACCAGCGCCGTAGTCGCATCGCTCACCAGATTGGACGAATGGCTGGCTAACGACGAAGCGGCGCTGGTCGCGTGCGACAACAGGGTCGAAATATCTGAATCCGCGCTCATCAGGCTTCCTCAATCAGTTCCCGCGTTCCCACGGCATTCAAGCCGGCATACGCGGCTTGCGCAATTCCGCCCAAGGTACTTGCGCCTTGGGCCATCACCCGGCCCTGCGCGGCGGCTTGTTCCAGATGTACCGAATGAATTTGCAGGGTTGTGAGTAAATCCAGTTGCTCCTCCTGCATCTCCCGCTGAGCCGCCGCCAACTCCTCCTGGTCCTTGATTTCCTGAGACGCCAGCTGAAGCACCTGCTCTTGCACTTCCGCTTCGTACCCCTGCACCAACGCCCGCACGGCAAGATCCACAACCCGATCTACGCCCCGGAGCCAGCCCAGCTTGGCGGCCACCTCCGCGTTGTAGGCGGTCAGCGCCTGCTGGTTGCGTTCGGCGCGAACCTTGGTTTGCGCCAAGAGCGCCCGCGCATTAGCCTCTTGTGCTTTCATCTCAATTTCGTATTGCTTGGCCAGGGCCAGTTCGGCATCCGCTTGCGCCAGATCACCCTTGATCCGCGCTTTCAGGGCCGCGTGTTCGGCCAGCGTGGCTTTGACGCGGGCTTGATAGGCGGCCACTTCGGCCTCAAACACCGTGAAGCTCAGCTTTCGCCAGTCCTGGTCGGCCAGAAGATAATCCCCCTGCGCCTCAAACAGCGTAATGGTGGTTTCCACATAAGCCGAAGCGATTGCATCAATGTCGGCCTGGTGTTGGTTGTAGGTGGCTTTGAGCTTATTGTTCGCCACCTGGACCTGAAGCTGTTCCAGTTTGGTCTTTTCAAGCTTCATCCGATCTTCGGTACGGCGCACTTGAGTATCGTTATAGCGCACCCACATCGCCACTTCTTTGCTCTTAAACGCAAGCACTTTCAGCGCCACGTCCAGCGTGGCCTGCGCCCCGTCCAGCGCCAGCAAAACGCCCTGCATCCGCCAGGAAGCCTCTTGCGCCCGCAGCTCCAGTGCCGCATCCGCCAGCTTCACCGCGAGGTCCAGCGCCCATTGCAGATGCTGCACTTCGCGCTGTTGCCGAGCGTTGGCCGTCTTGGCCGCCGCCAGCGCCACGGTTTGCAGCGTCTGCATCTCCAGCTTCAGTTGGGCATAATCCCGCTGGCCGGACGGCAGCCCAGTGATGGACCCCGGCGCGGCGTCCAGGGCGTCCAGCCCCGCATAGCGTTGCGCAAACGCTTCGTGCTGCGCTTGCTCATACGTCTGCGTTTCCCAGGTATCGGGCAACCCCGGCTCGGTTCCCGTCAAAATCCCGCGCAACCGGGCGTACAGGTCGGTTTCGAGGGGCTCCAGCGCCGCCCGTAATTGCGCGAGGGTCTCAGACCAGTCGGCAAAATCTACGCCCAACACCCCCAGCCCGTTCTCGTATTCCGCGTACAAATCACCGACAAACGCGGTAAAGCTCGGCAACGGCACTGTCGGAGGTTCGCCGCTCAAGGCGTCTACCGTCACTGGGGTCGGAGTCGTTGTATCCGGCGCAGTAAACGCGGCTAATCCAGGAACGATAGGGTGTAGACTCAGCGCGGGAATCGGCGGCGCGGAGTCCGTAAATTCGCCTGGTGCTTCCACATCCTCGTACTCGAACTCCGGCCAACTCAAATCCGGGGGAGTCCCAGAGAACCGGTTATTGATCCCTGAAATCGCCTGCAAATCCCCTGCGGCTGGCAGGGTCAACCCCTTTACGCCGGGTAACGTGGGCGGTAGCGGCACTCGAACAAACGCAGGCAGCGCCCGATCCACGTCATAGTCCAGTCGGCCAGGCCCCGGCGTCCGTAACGCTTGCGTGGCCTGGTCCGCAGCCTGAATCAGGGTTGTAGCCGAACTGCGATAGCTGCTCGACAAATTACGAAGATTGGACAGTAGGCTGTCAATCGCAGATTCGACTTCGCTCATTTAGGTCTCCGGGAGAGCGGATAGACCGGGAGTTCCAGCCCGCCTATGTCCAGCCGGCCCCCGTTCCGGTTCTGCACCGTCAATCCGAGGGAATGGAAGGTGATCCCGCGCCCTATTTTCACCCGATGAGTACCCAGGGCCGGCGCGGTGTCCGTAGCCGTCTGGTAGGTCCAGGCGGTCGTTTCATCCTGAACCAGGGTCAGGGTGATCCCATCATCCTCACGGGTATTGAGGTACACGTGCCCATCCAACCGCTTCGCCTGATAGGTCCCAAACTGCTGCGGGGCAAAGCGAAGGGTCACCGGGATTTCCGTGCCTTGATCGGTCGTGCCACCCAGATAGAACAACACCCCCTCCCGTAGCCCGTACAGCCGCCCATGGGCGGTCACCAGTTTATCGAACGCGCCGATGAGCAACTGAGTTACGGCCCCGCTGGTCAGGTTGATGGCATAGGTGGTTTCGGTAAGACCCCCGCTGCCGGTCGCGGTCAGAATCCGCGTC